TGTACTCGAAAGGTTTCACCTTCAGTTAATCTCTGACGTAATAAATTATGGTGATTCCCGGATAATTCAGATACAGTTAGAATTACATCGTCTGTAACATAGAATTCATTTGTATCTCCATCAGCCATATTTTTGATTTCTACAAATTCATTAAAAAATGGATTAGTACCCCAACCAGAAACCAGAAGATTTTCTACAGTTTCTTCAATGACTTCAAATACATCTGTTTTATGTCTCCGGAAAGCTTTACGGATAGTTCGTGGATCAGATGTAGCATCAATGCCTAATACCTGGAACATAATCTCACGAATTTTATTATTCGCTTCAGCAGTTGTAACTTTTTCTTTTCCCATTCCTGTGTCAAACATAAGCTGGGAGAATTCCGCATAATCATTTGCTGCGAAAATGTTATTTACTTGTTCGTTTGAAAAATTCATTCTCATATTATTGTCTCTCCTTTCTTACGCTTCCACTTTTACCTGTTTATTTTCAACAGTCAGTTGTTTGCCTTTTTCTGGTGTACCGTTAAAACCTTCCGCAGACAATTCAAAAATGTCTCCTTTATACAGTTCGTAAGCACGTACAATATCACCAGATGCATTATAGAAATTAGATTCATGTTGCATACGTGTTGTGTACTCTTCATAAATCATCGGAACCTGCAACAGCAGAAGAGCGTCGCCAGGATCTGTAACTTCTACATACCAATTGCCATTAGCTGCTTTATCCAGAATCACGCCAGCGAATCCTGTAGAATCTTTTGCTTTGTAATATTCAGGTGCTACATAGTCACCTTTCGCAACAACGGAACCGTTGTCTAAATCTTGTTCAATTTTAATATTGTAAATATGACCTGCTGTCGTAGCTTTCAGCTTAGAGCTGCCCGCTACGGCGTGTCTTTGAAAATTCAAGAAATTTGTAGCCATTTTTTATCCTCCTTAATATTTTTGTGCAATAAAAAATCGCCCTTAACAGGCGATAACTTCTTAGTTAAATAGTGATCCATATGGTTTTGTTTCTTCATTATGGATTGCTGTCTTAATTATTCTTTGAGGCTGAGAAGAGAACATCTGCTTAGTTTTCACATATTGCAAAATCACAGCATCTAATTGTTGCGTCAGCTCTTCCACAGAATAATCTGCTTTCATCTCAATGACATCATTAAATTCTTTTGTATTTCTAATAGAATCATAGTCTCCACTTGCAATGATTTCAGATTTTTTGGTTGCATCAACCTGACTCTGTAATTCTTGATTTGACTGTTCTAATGCCTCATATTTACTTCTCATTTCATCCAAGGTAGTTTCTTCCTCATGTGTTAAATATCTAGGATATACCTCCACACGATCTCCACTTAATGAATAAGAGCCGTTTTTCTTCTTATAAGACTGTTTGTATGCTTTACCTGTCCAGTAATCAACCATTACAACATATTTTTCGTAAACTTTAACACCGTAATAAGCATTATCTGCTTCGCTATACGTATCATTGATGACTGTTTCCAAAGCATAGATTACCTCATCAAGAGATACTTCAAAATTATGTGTTTTGCCATTAATCTCAATGGCATACTTTTTAGAAGTATTGACTTCTGGTTCTGGATCGACTGTTTCAAATTTTTCTTTGAAAGCCACTTCAAGTTCTTCATCAGATAAATTTTCATATTCGAAATCCACATCTTCGGCTGTTACACCATATTGATTTAATAATTCTTCAAATTTAGTCATTTTTGTTTCTACTCCCTCCTTTACATGCTCGTTAAAAGCGTGAGTTAATTGATCTATTTTTGTATTCAGGTCATTGATAAGACTGTTATTCTCATAACTAAAGTCTTTGATTGTCATTTTTGACCCTCTCATGCCTTCCTCTATTTTCTTGCCATTTTTCTCACTTCCTAATGCTGTAATGCCATTAAATCTAAAATCATTAATTTCAAGATGCTTTTCTTCAGCATTAAAACTTAAATCATAAATAACTAGCTCCACACTCACTTTGTTAGATTCTTTGTTACGGATAATATCAGCAGCTTCGTTCCCGTAATCTTCGTATATGATTCCATCTACCACTACATAGGTTTTATCCATATCTTTGTCATACTCTAAGTGAGCATTTCCAGACTCAGGAATATGACCAATAGGCTTCTCTATGTAAGTAGTAGAGCCATCATCATTGATAACCATATCGTGTGAATGAAAATCATAGGAGCCATCATCTAACTGGATAATATTTCCCAGGATAGGGCGGTTATAAATAGTAGGAAGTGCTTTCTCCATAACTTCTTTAGAAATAAAGGATTTGTTTCTATTTAATTCCGTGTGACACGCCTTTAATGAAACGTGTAATTGTCCAGAATCAGAAGAAGAGACAGAGAACTGAGCAGGAGATTGAATAACAATAGGTTCTTGCTGGTTATTGAATTGCATAGACAGACCTTGCTGTACAAAAAAGTCATATAGGCTTTCCATAGTTAATAACTTTTTCATCGGAACCTCCCTTCTCAAATATATAATTTATTTGTATATGTGATTTTTTTTGAATCCACTTCTTCAAAATTTAATCGCTGACAATTAAGGAAGGTGCGAATGTTTCCCGTACTGGGAATTTCTTGAAATCCTAACTGAAGTAATTTCTCAGCGGTTTCATAATCCGTGGTTTGAATGAAATTTTGTTTCATCTATATCACTTCCTTGCTTTCGTAGTTTCATTTTTATTTTTATCGCGTGTTGCAACGCCTTCTTCTGTTAATTCATCATCGGGCTTTGTTGGAGCGCCAATATCTCCAGATTGTGTATAAGAAGTCTGCAACGGCTTCCATAATCCATCCTTGATGCCAAGAGCATTTTCCATAAAGGTCGAACACATTACTTCATACGGTGTGCTATCTAAAGCAGTAGCGTAATCTATTGCTTTAGGTATTCCTGTCGTGGCGGCATCCTTTAATTGTGAGACATACTCTTTTTGGCTAAAATAAGTGACTGGGTGGAATTTGAAAATAAAATCTTGTGAATAATTAAGTTTGATATAGCTGTTCATCCAGTTCTGTAATCGCTCCACATATTTAAGAGCGAACGCTTCATCATTTTGAATTGAATGAGCCAATCCTACAGAGTTAGAAGACTTACCGCCGGAGACAACTAATTCAGAAATGCCAAGATTTGAAAATAGATTACTCATAGACTGCGCCAATTTGTCAGTATCTTCAGCACTGTTTGCTTTATTAAATGTCACAACATCCAGATCGCAAGGAGTGTATGCGGTCCCTACTAAGCTAGGTACTACTTCATTCAGAAGATTTTGAACAAACTGTACCAGTTCTAGAGATACGGCAAAATCATCTACTTCATTCGTGCCAT